GGTACCCCGTCGACAAAAAACCAGTAGATATTCGTCGCATCTTTGTTGACACGGTTCATCAGTGTGCCGGTGCGTTTGGAGGTGAAGAAGCCGACGGAAAGGCGCTGCATGGCTTCGAATATTTTCAGTTTCAGGTCGTACACAATCCAGGGGACCGTTTTCGCAAGCACATAGGAGTACAAAATGTTGAGCGCCACGCCGACGGACCGCACCAGAAAAATCAGCACGACTGCGCCGAGAACGGCTCCATACCAGGCTCCGCCCGCGGTAAGAACATCGTCAAACAGGAGTTTTGTCCCCACCAGCGGGGAGGCGACGGCAAAAGCCGAACCCGCCAGCATGGTCAGCAGGATTACCGCGACCTTGCCCTTGTAATCGCCGAAGAAACCCAGCAGCCGCCGTGTGATGGAAATCTTATCCATGCACTTCGGGCAGAGTTTGCGCTCCGGTTCCGGGTAGCGGGTGCCGCACTTAGGACAGAACAGTTCGTCATCGACAGCAATTTCATTCAAGGGAGCCAGTCCGTCCCTGATGTTTTTGACGACTTTTATCAGCCGCTCGGCATCGGCCAAGTACCCAATCGAGAACAGCAGCAGTATCCGGGGGCAGCCTTCTTTCTCGGCGCACAGGCGGCCGGTTGAAATCAGCCGTTCTACGGACAGTTCGCCGAGTTCTTCAAGCGGATATTTTTCGACTTTATCCGTTTTAAAAACGGCGACAATCCTGCGCGCGCCGACGGTTTTGACCACCTTTTCCTCGCCGTACACAATAAGCAGACTGTCATTGCTGACGACAGTATAGACATCGGCATCGCCTCCGTCCGGTGTCATATCGGTATGAACCGCGTAAAGAAGCGTCGATGGATCGAGTCCCTGCTCTTGAAACACGGAGAGCATATATTCAGGTATATATTTTTTCATCTGCATCATCACGTCCTTTTGAAAGCCGGGCTGTCTGTCACGGATTTTGCCGCCAAGAAAGAAACAGCGGCGGGGGTTACCTCGCCGCTGTCATTTATCGTTCATTGGAAGCCAATAAACAAAAAAGAGCGTGGTCAACCGCCTGCACATAAGTGCGGGAGCCGTCCCACGACCGTCATTGCACTTATTGCCAAGAATTACATATTTTGTTTTTCACCGCTGATGCGAAGTCTGACTGCCATGCTTCACATTCCTCTCTTTCGAATTATTGGATATCAAAACCAACGCAGGTAATTTATCACAGCCGCAACTTTGTTGTCAAGCAATTTAAATCATTTGTCAAAATATTGCCGCTGATTAATTTCGCTCAGCATGAATTGATTCCAATCTTGCTTTGCTTTTTGCTTGACCGGCCATACGTTCACTATAGCGATAATATACCCGGCATCGGTCCCTCCGACAGGACAGATGAACCTGCCGACTGTTATGTTAAAATCACGCGTATCCCCAGGTAAGCAGTTGCCATGCCCCGTTGTCTTTTCTGGCTAAATACCAGCTCCAACCGCGATATTCCTGATCCGGCGTGAAACCGCCGCCGCCGGCGTATCTGGGCGAATGAAACGACGATTCAAAAACAATACATTCGTCAAAACCGGCGCCTTCGCGTAAACTGTTGCAGTACTCGACGTTATCGGCGCAGACACTGTCGCTGGTGAAAGCAATCGAATGGAGCACACAGCCGTCCCAGGAGGAAAACTCCTTTTTGATGACGGAAATCGCGGCGTCCATGTCCTTTTGCGAATACATTTGCGATTGACCGTAATCAATGGATACCCTGTTCATATCACTTGATGGACGGCAGCCGCAAAGCATAAAAAGAAATACCGCGGCAACCACGGCAAGCGCTTTTTTCATGAAATGGTTTTCCTCCGAAATTTGTTAGGTTTAGTCGCACTTCCAAAGGGCAGGAGAACCGGCCATGCTGTCTCCCGGACCCCCGGGATATTTTGCTCACCTATTGCTGATGAACATAAATCCTCGACAGACCGGGTTCTCCGTCTCCCTGAACCATACACAGAAATTCCCAACCGTATTTTTCGTAAAACGTTGTGTGGTTTGTTAATAAATAGAGCGTGGCAATGCCTTTTGCTTTCATATCCGCGCAGGCAAAGTCCAGCATCTGCCCGGCGATACCCCGGCGCCGGTAAGCCTCCTCGACATAGACCGCGCAGACATTCGGCGTCAGGTCTTTCCGGTTGTGGAAGTCATTTTCAATCACACCCAGCCCGGCAATGATGGTGTCTTTGTCCTTCACAATGTACCATTGCGGCACGGCGCTGCTTCGGCGCAGGCACTCTTTCATGCTATGAGCATAAGCCTCGGTTGGGATGCCCCATTTCGAATGAAACCATTCGGCGGCCTCATTCAAACATTCGGGGTGTTCCGCTATTTTGATGATTGGAAAGTCTGGCATATGTTTATCTTTGTTTAATAAAAATCAGGCATTTCCCGCATGGATAAAAGTAATAGCGCTGATGTCATCATTACCTTGTGTCCGCGCCAAATATATCAGGATTAAATATATTCGACAGGCAGCGACACCACATCATCCGAAAGCCATAATTTGCGCCCATATTGGCATAAAATAACACCTGTGCCTCTCTTCATCCCGACCACATCATCAAGGGCTTTAAAATGCTTTGCCATAGATAAGTTGGGGGACGCACTCATTTTTATTTCAACTGGATAGAGAGTATCCGCGGATTCAATGACCAAATCAATTTCCCGGCCGTTTTGGTCACGATAAAAATAAATCGGCACATTCACTTTGCCGGCATTCAGATACGATTTGATAATTTCACTGATAATGAACGTTTCAAACACATTCCCGGCTTTCGCTCCGTTTGCAAGTGTTTCATGCGTCGGCCATTTTGTAAGATAAGCCAGCAATCCCGTATCCATGAAATATACCTTCGGTGTCTTGATTGCCCTTTTTAAGTGATTGTTGAAATATGGCTGGAGCAAGTAGATAATCCCTGACGTTTGAAGAATAGATACCCACCTTTTTACGGTGTCATTGCTGACGCCTATATCCTTTGCAATCGAATCATAATTCAGCAGTTCCTCGCTGCGCGCGGCCAAGGCAACCATGAATTTTAAATAAAGGGATTCATCTGCGACCTGTGTCAGTTGCCTGACATCCCTTTCAATATAGGTCTGAACATAGGATGTATAGAAAATATCCCGGTCTTTCTCGGGATTAAAAACCAGCTCCGGCATATAGCCTCGATAGATAGCCGGCCACAGTTCAATGTATGGAGTCAGTTTCTTTTCACGTTTTTCCAAATACGCATCGTCAGGGATAAACGGCAAGTCAAAATCACACTCTCCGGACTCCCGAAGCGAGATGCCCTGAAGTTCCATAATTCCGACACGTCCCGCAAGGGATTCACTTACATTCTTCATCATGACAAATGCCTGAGAACCTGTCATCAAGTAATCGCCGTCTTTTCTGGAACGGTCAACCTGCATCTTCAGATAGGGAAACAGAGCCGGCACATATTGAATCTCATCCATCAACAACGGCGGAGGATTATTGATAAAAAACAAATTAGGGTCTGCTTTTGCCTGCTCTCTTAAAAGGGGATCGTCAAAGGTCAGTTGTGTATATCGTTTGTCACTGATGTGTTGTAAAAGCGTTGTCTTGCCAACCTGGCGCGGGCCAGTCAGTAAAAGAACCGGAAACTGGTTTTTCACCCGTTCCAATACCTTTTCAATCTGTCTTCTATGATACAATTATTATTCCAACTCCGCTTTATTATTCTATTGGCTCCCCATTGTGGTTTCTCTTTACTTTCAACTGTTCTGTAAAAAGCTTTGTAACTTCCTTTTTGCCTTTATCGGTAGAAAGGTCAGCAATGCTCAAGTCACCCTTACATATCATCACCATAATAATTATGTAAGCCTCTCCTAGAGCCGCTGTTAATGCAGCAGCAGTTGCACCAGATATAACACCACCTGCCACGCTACCAATACCAGGAATGAATTTTATCAAGTTGGCTACAATGGTCTTACCAAGAACCGTAGTTCCGGCTGTACCGATTGTTGCAGATACGATTGCTGCATTTCTTCCTGCACCTGCATATAAAGGTCACGGGGAATAATGGCTTCGTGGCTGTTCTCTACATAATACTGAGGAACAATGCCGTTATTCGGCACACGCTTTTTCTCCAAGAAATCCACTGTATAGGTTTTCTGAAGAAGTGCGTCACCGATGTATTTTTCGTTCTTTAGGATTTTCTGCAGGGTTTCAGGACGCCACTTTTTCTTTCCGGCACCCGTCAAAATACCATCAGCCTCCAAGCCTCTGCCTATCTGCTGCAAACTTGCACCTTCAAGGTACTCCCTGTAAATGCGTTTGACCACCACAGCCTCATCGGGTTCAATGATAAGCTGCCCCTTTTCATCCTTGGTAAATCCAAGAAAACGATTGTGGTTTACAGTCATCTGTCCCTGTTGGTATCGATACTGAAAACCCAACTTCACATTCTGCGAAAGTGACTGGCTTTCCTGCTGTGCAAGGCTCGCCATAATGGTAAGTAGAACCTCGCCCTTGGCATCCATCGTGTTAATATTCTCTTTCTCAAAATACACGGGAATGTTCTTTTCCTTAAGCTGTCGGATATACTTGAGGCAGTCCAGGGTATTTCTTGCGAATCGGCTGATGGACTTGGTAACAATCATATCGATTTTGCCCGCCATTGCCTCATCAATCATGCGATTGAACTCTTCACGCTTTTTCGTGTTCGTGCCGGATATTCCATCGTCAGCAAATATCCCGGCAAGCTCCCATTCAGGGTTCTTGCGGATATAATCGGTGTAATGCTCCACCTGTGCCTCGTAACTGGTGGCCTGCTCATCACTGTCCGTGGAAACACGGCAGTAAGCAGCTACCCGAAGCTTAGGCAATTCCTCGGCCTTTGCACTATTCCCGATTCGCTTACGGGCAGGAATTACCGTAACATTCCTGGTTGTCATCTAAAATCACCTCGCTCTTAATAAGACTATAAGCATACTCTGCCTGCTGAAATGGATCCTCGTATAGATTATCTGGCATTGAAGCATGAAACTTAAAATTCATGCATTTCTTTTCATTTCCTTTATGTTCAAAAATCCTGCCAAGCGCCTCAGCTCGCCTGCGTCTTTCCAGTTGTGCTTTTTCGAATGTGTCCCTGCTGATAATTGGCGGATAAAATTTGTCCTCAACATACCGTTTATCTGAAAGCATTCTTGCAACAGATGTGTGGTAACGCTTAATACCTGGTTTTTGTGCCGCTTCGCTTAAAGAAAGCCCGGAAAGATAAGCCTCAAATAGTTTCTCAATCTTAACTGCTTCCTCTTCATTAATTACAGCCCTACCGTTCTGAATGGTATATCCAAAAGGTATATGGCTCATCATTTCACCAGCCTTTCTCTTAAGTTCAACCCGCATTTCATTTTGAAACTTATTTCCTCCTGTGAAAACACAATGATTTCGCGGGTAAAATCCTCAAATATTTCGCTATCGAATGCATCAATCTGCTTTTCAGCTTTCGTTGCAAATTTAAGAAGCTTCTCAACCTCAACAAGGATAGTCTGACTCCCATCGATTGCGCGTTTTATGGCTTCTTTTTGTTCTTTTAATATAGCTGCTTCTTTAAGCAGCTCATTTTTCTGTGTATTAAAAAGAGCGGGTTCCAGGTATCCTTTGGCCATAAGTCCCATAATCACCTGAACCCGCTCTGTATTTTCTTTGATTTTAGTTTCCAGTTCCTGAATCTTTGTTATGTTATCTGAGTAATTTGTTTTCTTCAAGCTTTGTAGCAATGGCCTTAGAATGAACTTATGACCGAAAATAAGCTTATTGATCATTACAACAAAGGCCTGATGGATCGCATCCTCTCTGACAAACTTCATTGAACAAGACGAAGCGTCCTTTATGTGCTTTGTGCAGCACCATGCAATATATTTACGGTCACCGCTGCCATGAATTCGACGCTTAAAACTGCTGCCACATTCTGCGCATTTGATTTTCCCAGAGAAAGGGTAGCGTTTTTGATACTTACTGCTTCCCTTAATTACACCTTTTTCTTTTCCTCTTTGCTTTAATATCTCTTGGGCGGCTTCAAATTCCTCATGGGATATGATAGCTTCATGATGATCTTTTATCATGTATTGATCTTTTTCCCCACGATTATAATGCCGCTTAAAATTCTCATCTGTATAGGTTTTTTGCAGAAGAACATCCCCAGTATATTTTTCATTGCTTAAAATGCCGCGGATAGTTGTCGCTGTCCAGTGTGAACCTCTCTTTGTTGGGATTTTATCGGAATTTAGCCCATCTGCAATTTTCTGTGTGCCTTTACCGTCCAAAGCCTCGGAAAAAATCCGCTTTATGATTTCAGCCTGTTCTTTATTGATAAATAGCTTTCCATCCACATAATCGTAACCATAGGGAGGATACGAAATTTTGTATGTTCCGTTTTGGAACCTACGTCTGATAGACCACTTACTATTTTCTGCAATGGATAATGACTCGTTTTCTGCAAGACTGCTCAAAATTGTCAGCACTAATTCGCCTTCCATGCGCTGTGTGTTTATATTCTCTTTCTCGAAATAGATGAAAACACCGAGATCGGTAAGTTTTCTCACCATCTCAATACAGTCGGTTGTGTTTCTGGCAAATCTGCTGACTGACTTGGTTATAATAAAGTCAATTTTCCTGTTTTCACAATCTTCAAGCAGCCTTAAAAGTCCAGTTCGGTTTTCCTTTTTTGTGCCTGAAATGCCTTCATCATAATAAATCCCTGCAAATTCCCAATCAGGATTTGCTTTTATATAGGATTCATAATGGTCCTTTTGTGCTTCCAGGCTTGCCATTTGTTCATCACTGTCGGTTGAAACCCTGCAATAAGCTGCCACTCTTACCTTTGGTTTGAAAGCTTGAAGAGCATTGTTCCCATCAATCCTTGTTACCTTTCTCACTGTTTTCACCTCCTTTGGGCATGTGACATGTTACCTCTGTGTGCCGCTAATAGCAAGCCAATTAGGCCATAAGCTGTGCATACATCGGCGAGAAAGTTTTGCGGTTCAATTTGTCGATTTTGTTGAATTCTTCTTCTGAAATCAGTCCCGCCTTAAGCATCCTCTGCAGAATTTTGTATGCCCGCCAGTAATCAACCTCTCTTTGAATTTCCTCCTGTGTTATCTTTGTATTGTTCGTTTCCTGCGGGTTATATGGTAAATGATTAGCCCCCTCTATCATCAAAGCACCTCCTATAAAAACTTGGGACAGCCGCGATTGGCTGTCCTTTATCATTATTCCGGCAATTTGAGAACTTGTCCGGGGTAAATAGTATCTGAAGTCAGGCCATTGAGTTTCTTAATCTCCGGAAATCTTGTTCCTCTACCGAGTTCTTTTTCCGCTATTCTCCATAAGGTATCGCCTTTTTGCACTGTATAGGTTCTATTGCCCTTGTTATCAGGAATGCTGTTTACAATTACAAGGTTTTCTTTTGCTACCCAAGTGTTTATGCCTGCAATTTCTTGACCGCCGGATTTCTTAACCTTTTTGCCAAGCAATACACATTCTTTGCCGCCTTTTATGACCGGCTTGCCTTTGTATAAAGTCTGTGTGACCCTGTGGTAATAGTCATTTTTGACCCATGTTGGAACTTCCACACTGCCGGGGTAGTAATTCTTTACACTGACCTTAAACTCCACCATATCTCCAATTCCAATATCAGTATTGTTATCTGTACTGTTCTCCAGCGCTTTTTTTACTGCTTTACGGAAAGTGTCCATATTCTCCCCATGCTTGGGAAACCAGTGCATCACATCAGCATGGTTGCTGGCAATACCGAGCTTATATCCTTCGGAGTGGCAGATGATGTCATTCTCATTAAGACCGTACTTCTTGCAGAGCATAACGCAGAGTTCAACAGCGTTCTGCCATGCTTTACGGAAATAATCTTCCTGCTTTGCTGCATCATAACCCACCATTACCGACCCGGATTTATACGAAAACCCAGCAGGCTCACAGATTTCAAAGCCAATATGGGTATTGTTGGCTGCTCCTCCTGCATGCCACCCGCGATGATCCCAAGGCAAGTATTGCCAAACCTCTTTATCGTCTACAAAAGCATGTACACATACCTGCCTGTTTATTTCACCGGCTTTGTAAGATTTGTTCCAACGGGAAAACCACTCAGCCGCCATTACACCCGGCACAGCCGTCGAATGTACCATGATTCCTTTAGGCGTTATTTTCCGGCCTGCCGTATAGCAATCGTTTCGCGTCATGTATTT